GCGAAAATCTCGGTGACGTTTTCAGTGATCCAGTCGGATAAACCTCGGGCGTAGCCTGCTGCGCTCCAGCCAACCTTGGGGACGTTGGGGCGGACCTTTTGTAGAGCCCATTTGGTGATCGGGGCAGGGATACGTGCCAGTCCGTTGTCGTCAAAACGGATACAGTTGCGGCGATTGGCACAGCTTCGCGCCAGCTGCTGGGCTGTTTTTAGTAGGTATTCAGCTTGTGAATGGGCTTGGTTGCCTCGGGTTGCCGCTGTATTGCGTTGGGCGGTGGCTTCGACTGGTCCCAGGCGGGCTTCCCAGCGCTCCAGTCCGGTCTTATCGCTGGTCTCTTTTAGGATGTGTGTAACACTGTGATAGATGTTGCCCTTGGTGTCCCTGTAGACGCGGAAGGGGCCTGAGTTGTCTTGCTCCAGTCTCCAACGCCTTAGACCAGCCAGGGTGTCTTGCACTTGGAGACTTTGAATACTTTTTCCCAAACTGATAATACCACTAAAAAAGCCCCGCGCTATGGCGGGGCAAGAATGAGTTAAGGGACTTACAAGCAGCGCTCGTACACCTGAGTGTGTCCTTTGTGCTGCGCAATGCACAGCTGAAACGGGGGACACCCCTCTTCGCAAGTCAATTCAATAATCACACCATCTCGGCGATTGCTTGGATTGGCAGAAGCAGGAAGTGACCCTTCAGGAGTGACAATCACTGGACCATCTTCACTTTCACGGTCAAACGTAGTGACCATGTAGTGACGAGTAAAGTCCGAGCCACAGTGGGGACAATGCACATAGAACACGTCCCCAAACTCTCGTTCCATCAGGCTGCCTTGAAAGGGTTGCCTTGGGTGAGAAGGCGGCGGATGTCAAAGCCTTTTTCTTGGGCTTCAATCCAGGCTGCGGCGACAATTTCCTCAGTGCCCTTTTTCTTGGGAACAGGCCTTACTGTGTACATCTGAGCGGGAGGACGACTCTTATCAAAACCGATGACAAGATCAACGGTAGTGATGTTTTTGTCGAAGTCTTCCATCTGACTGATGGCGTCAATCTCCTTCATTACAGTGGTCTGACTGAAGGAATAGACTTGTACAGTACCAGTGCCGTAGTTGTACACAGGGCACGCCAGCGTGAAGCGCACGTTTTGGCTGCCGGGCTGGTCGAACTTTTCGTCGGCGACGTAATCACCAAGTTCAGCGGTCACATCTTCCGGGGTGGGCTGATAGTCCCAGCGGAATGTGCGGCGGTCTTCTTTGTTGTCGGGGTTGGTTGCCCAGACTTCGTAGAACTCCAGCGGATGCTCTTCGAGGATGGTGAAGCGGACTTCGGTCTTGTCTTTGATTCGGAGATAACCACCGCCTCCGCCGCCTGAGGTGTTCAGGTTGCTGGATGCGGTTTTGGAAAGGAAGCCCATGCTGTTGTGTAGTAGGGTGCTGCGAACCGTTTTGTCGGCTGCACTAATACAGTAGCACGGCTGTCAACGGCCTTGACAAGGCTCACTACCATGAGAAAACGCCCCACGCAGTCAGGCTGCACAGGGCGTGGTGAACATTCTCATGTGAGACTCTAACATGTCAAAACACATCAGGGAACTGCTGGCCTTTGTGCGGCAGTTACCCGTTGGGATTGCGTATGCCCCGATTTACGCCAAGGGGCAGGCGATCCAGTCCGGCAAGATCAGCAAAGGCAAGACGCCGTTGGAGCGCAGTCATCACACGGTGATGGCGCCGTCGGATGTGGCACTCCAGATCGAGCGCAAGCCTGAGGTGTTCCAGGCGGTGGGTGCGTTCACTGGCGCTCGGAGTGGCGGGCTTGTGATCCTTGACGTGGACCGCAATCTCAGCCGTCTCAAAAAGAAGTGGGGCGACTCGCTGGAGGGTGCTCCAGTCATCACCTCGACAAAGGCCAACGCCGCTAAATACCTGTTCCGCGTTCCTGAGGCGCTGTGGGCCTCGGTGAAGGGTTTTGGGCTCAGTGATACCGGCGCTGGGTATGAGGTGCTCTGGGGCCGTCAGGGGCTCCTCTACGGGGCTTATCCGGGCTCCAGTGATGGGAAGGCTCCAGCAGGGCATTACGGCTTTGAAGGGGACATGGAGGCCATTCCCGTGGCTCCTGAGTGGTTGCTGGCGGAGATGCGGGATGCCAGTGGGAAGGATGTGCAGGATGGCGGCTTCATCAAGAACCGCAAGGCGCTGGATTTCTCGGATCGAGAACCAGCTGAGGTGGCTGAGATCATTCAGTCGGCGCTGCGGGTGATTCCGGGGCAGGGCAGTGGCAGCCGGGACCACTGGGTCAAGGTGGGGATGGCGATCCACTCGGAGTTGCCGACTGACCTTGGTTTGACGCTTTGGTCGGCTTGGTCTGCAGAAGACCCCGAATTTTCACAGGATTGGGCTGACGGCAATCCCTGTGAGGAGGTTTGGAAGTCCTTTCGGAAGGGGCCGGTGAGCCTTGGCTCGCTGTTTTGGCTGGCGGACCAGCAGATGCCTGGTCGCTTGTGGCTTTCGGAGGATCTGCGGAAGGTTGTTGAGGAGGTTGAGACCGATAACGTCACCCGGATTCGGCAGGTCGTCATCACCTATGCCGAGGTGATCCGCAGGGCGAAGGAGATCCAAGAGATCCAGAACCCGGCTGAGGCGGCCCACGCCATGAACGTGCTGGCGCTAGAGGCTGGATACCGTGACGCTGGGGCGCTGGAGCGGTTGCTGATCGCCCAGATGCAGTTCGAGCAGCAGGACGACGAGATGACGTTGAACCGGCTGCTTGAGAAGGATCTGAAGTTTGAGTACCTGATCCCGGATCTGCTGCCCTGCCCAGGCACCGTGATGATCCACGGCGCTGGTGGTGATGGCAAATCCATGTCGGCCTGGACCATTGCTAAGCACGTCGCTCGCGGTATTCCGTTCTCCGTGCGGGGTGATCTCGTTCCAGTGCAGCAGGGGCCGGTGCTGATCCTCAACGGTGATCAGAGCGAGGTGCAGGTCCAGCAGCAGCTGCGGGATCTGGAGTTCCGGTCTTCTGATCCGGTGACGGTGGTGATGGGGTGGGATCTGAACTGGTACTACCGCTTCACCAAGCTGATCGAGAAGCATCGCCCCAAGCTGGTGATCATCGACTCGATCACCGGCTGCAGCAGGGGTTCGGCATTCGACGAAAACAAGAAGGAGTTTGCGAGCCCGATCTACTGGCTGGCGAACAACAACGGGCGGACCTTCCCGGCCTGCACGATCCTGCTGATCCACCACGCCAACAAGACCGGCGGGTTCCGGGGCTCTACGGCCATCAGGGACGCCGTGGACGAGGTGTGGGGTCTGCGGCGGCCTACGCCCCAGCAGGTGGCTCAGACAGGCTCCAATGCCCGTCTGATCACCGTTGAGAAGTCCAGGGCTGGCCGTGATGGCAGCAAGCTGCTGATGAAGCTGGAGAACGACCTGACGTTCTCGTTGATCGACTACGTGGAGGCTGATGGCGCTGAGTCAGGTCCGGCGTCGGTGGTGGATCGGGTGCTCCAGCGCGTCAGGGCTGTGTATCCCCGCTCTGTGACGCGGGCGGATCTTGCTTCCGATCCACTCTGTGGTGGGAGCGTCTCCGGGATTCGTAAGGCGCTCCAGCGTCTGGTCTCTAGGGGGTTGATTGCAGCAGTAGGTGTACGCCCCAGTGATGGGGGTGGTTCACCCACTGCTGTGTACCGCGCAGTTACCTCGCGTGAAAAGCCCCTAAATAGTTGTCCCACTGGGGAAGAATCCAGTCAGGGACTGGAAAGTACAGTGGGACAACCCTCGGACGTGTCCCACTGTGTCCCACTGCTCGGGGAGGATTCCGAGCTTGGTGATGGAGCAGTGGGACAGCAGTGGGACAACCACGACACGTGTCCCACTGCTCTTCCCAGTGATACCAACGGTTCTGCCCCAGTGGGACACGTTTTGGAGGTATCCCCAAGGGAAGAACGCTCGCCGGAGGAGCTGGCACGGCTGATGGAGGAGGCCGCTCGCATGTGGGACTGAGCTGAGGATGCTATGTCTTGCGCATGACTGACGTATGCGCTACTGTTGCGCAGGCGACCACCGAGTCGCCTGCTTTTTCATCACTACAATCATGCACACAGCAACTCCACGCTTATCGCTCGAAGAAATTACCCCTAGTCGAGCTGAGCAGTACTTACGGAAAAATCACACCAACCGACCAGTAAAACTAGGAAATGTTCTAAAACTGAAAACAGATTTAGAGCAGGGTAATTTTAAGCTTACTCACCAAGGTATAGCTTTTGACTGGCACGGAAACTTAATTGATGGTCAGCATCGTCTAATGGCGATTATTGAAAGCGGTGTTACGGTATCTATGTATGTTACATATAACTGCGATCCAGATATTTTTAAGGTGATTGACTCTGGCTCTACTCGCAACACAAATGATGTATTAAAACTGCTTGGTGTAGCTAATTACTCAGCTGTTGCCGCAGGTATCCGACTTATTTTGTGGGCATACGATCGTTATGCGTCGCAGAACAGCATTTACGGGAAAAAAGTGTACAAAAATTACACAACTACTAACGCAGAAACAGCAGAATTTTACACAAAAAACTCTACAGTATTAGATGAGCTAGCCTCTACCGCACGAGTGCTACGGGCGCAGAACAACGCTCTTATGCACTCGTCCATACTGGCGTTTTTGTTTCTTGCCAAACAAGTAAACCGTTCGGAGGCAAACGCCTATGACTTTATTAGTCGCATTGCAAGTGGCGCAAATCTGAAGAGCGGTTCAGTAGAGCTGGCGTTGTCTAAGTTCATAAACATACGACACTTAGACTTACAAGGTTACAAAAAAGGTGAATTTATGTTGATGGCGTACATCAAAGCGTACAATCGGTACCTCAGTGGAGACTCACTTTTACTGTTCCGTATGGGTTCTACCGATGTTATGCCCGTGATTAGCGAGGAAAGTTCCAATGCCTGGTAAAACCAACTGTCGTTTCAACTTGTTACTAACCGTAGAGCAAAAACTATGGTTAGTTAAAAAAGCGGAAGGTTTTACAAGTTGTGGAGATGTTGTGCGTAGTCTTATTCAAGAGGCTATGGACAATGATCCCGACAATGTTCGAGCGACCTAATCTTCTTCTAGGGCTCATGCGGGTTGCCGCGTGGTTGTTTTGGAGGGATCCCGTGGCTAAGCCTGAACCGCCCCAGCCGAAGCGCCCCAGGAAACCGATCCTGGGGTACACCATTGGTGACATTCCCTATGAGCTGCTGGCGGTGATTCGGGTCTCCTGGTATCGCAAGGGCATGGCCTACGAGGTGGAGGAGTACCAGATCGAGGAGTCCGACGACGCAGTGCCCCAGTTTCACTACATCGTTGGGACAGCCCTCAATCAAGGCGCGGACGTGTGCGTGCTGACCCAGTACGAGCCCGCTGCGCTGGGGGTTCCTGAGTAAGGGGTGGCCGGTGGCTGGTCCTCACGCGGTGCCAGCCTTCTTTCCCGCAGCCGGCCTCTACGGGACCGCCTAGTTCCTCCAAAAAAGGGACTAGGCGCAAAACCTAGCCAGCACCGGCTGCCTTATGCGAATGTAACGAAATGCGACAGCCCGGCATTGACGCTGGGCTGTTTCTGTGTAACGCTAAGGGCACGTCCGGGGAACCGGGCGCTCTCATTACTGAATTACAAATGGAAACCTTTGATCTGAGATTCGACCGCGCCAACCTCTGTCCGTGGTACTTCGCTGTGGGCTGGGCACGTCTTCGTGTGCAGCAGAGCGTGCGCCAGGCGCAGGAGTACGGCTGGAACAACAACTACGAGGAGATCCAGCTCCAGCGTTTAATTGAACTGGAGCAGTTCATCAAGATGACCTGGGATCAGGTGCTTGACGGTGATCTGCCCACCCAAACTGTTCAGGAGGTCAAGTGAAGGTACTGGACATTGAAGAGCTGCGATTTGAAGGCGACCATCTCGTTGTCGATGCCCTTGTTGATGACGCTGTTCTGGTCTATCCGCAGACACAGCTCGACCCGCCCGAGTGGGGGCCTGCCCTGTGCCGAGGCACCCTCTACTTTTCAGATGAAGACTTGATCCCAGCCACCGATGCTCAACTCCGGGCCATGCTCACCGAGCGAGTCGATGACTGGGCTCCACTCGACACGTCTGATTGGAACGTCTGAAGCTCGTGACCTGCGTAACCAAGACGACTACGACGATTGGTATGTAGGTCTAGAGCCCATACCGGGGGATACGCACTGGGTCAGGATCAAAACTCTGACCCAGCTTTATCGCCACCTCATCTACGTGTTCGCCACCAGCGACACCATCAGCTCCACCCGCTTAGCCAACCTGGCTATCCACGAGATTCTCAAATTGAGACTCACGGATCTCACCCGGTTGCGCCAGCAGGATCCCAATTTTTTCGCATGAATTACAACGCACACGAGGATTATTACCGCCAGTCACGCGGCTACAACTGGCACGACATGTACGAGCTGCGCCAGCAGTCTCGGCCTACCAGCACGGAAGTGCCGGAGGTGTTTAAGCACATGTTTGCCGACCGGGCTGCTTACGATGCCTGGGTCGATGAACGACGCAAACTTTATTTCGGCTGATGACTGAAAATTCAATGGTGCCGTTTTACCGTTCATACCTTCTGAACGGGCGGACCATCTACTTGGACAAACTTTCCGAGCTTTCGGACTCGGAGCTGCACCTGCTCAACGTTGACACCATGGCTGCGCTCCAGGAGGCGCGGCATGAGTACGAAAACATTGAGAACAAACAGTCCGAAGAGGCTGGGCCTGCATACCGCAGGCTGAAGGTGGCTGGTTATTTCCAAGCTGCCATCAAGCTGGAACTCGAAAACGGTTGATCCTCTACTACACTGCACACGTTCCAAACCAATGAACATGTACATCCTTTCGGAAGCCCAGTTCGATCAAATCATCAAGGCGCTCGACGATGCTCGTTTTGCTCTTGATACGTGCCAGCACGTTGAGCTGGATCTGACTAACCCCAAGCAGACCATTGCTTTGCCTGCTGGCGAGAGGATCGTTCGCAGCAGCGACAAGCCGAAGTCTCAAAGCAAGACTCGTAAGTCCAGCCGCAAGGGACGGCGTGGGCACTCTGTACTTACGGAGCCCAAGGTGCTGGAGATCAAGCGCCAGCTGGCTGCTGGTGGGAAGTCAGTGGCAAAGATCGCTAAGGAGTTTGCGGTGCATCCCACCACGATCAACTGCATCAAGGCCGGTAAGACCTGGAAGCACGTTTCGATCCAGCAGCCTGCTGAGGTTGCGGCGTGATTTTGCCTGACGTGGAGATCCTGTCGCTGGTGCGGCGGGATCTGGTGACGCCCTTCGATCCAGAGCTGGTGAATCCCGCGAGTCTTGATGTGAGACTCGGCGAGAACTTGCTGGTGGAGCAGGAAGAGGTCAGTTCAATGGCGCCCTTCTCTATTGCTGGGGCGACGAAGCAAAAACCGTTCCTGCTCTATCCGCAGCAATTCGTGCTGGCGGAGACGTTGGAGGAGTTCCGGTTGCCTGACTGTATTGCTGGACAGCTGGCGCTCAAGTCCAGTCGTGCCAGGGAGGGGATTGAGCATCTCCTTGCTGGGTATATCGACCCTGGGTATTTCGGGAGGCTAACGCTGGAACTACAAAATGCGCGGGCGCTCCACCCGGTCGCACTGTGGCCTGGGATGCGGATTGCGCAGATTGTGTTCCACCGCATGTCGATGCTGCCGGCCAAGGATTACTCCCACACTGGGAGGTACCAAGGCGACAAGTCCGTACAGGGGTCCAAGGGATGAGCAACGTTGAACATCCCCGGCACTACACAGCTGGGCGGTTTGAGGTGATTGAGGTGCTGGAGGATTGGGTGCGCCATGCGCCTGATCCGGTCACTGGTTCGCTTCAGTGGAATTGCCTGAAGTACCTCAGCCGGATGTGGCTTAAGAAGGATCCTCTTGAGGATGCGGAAAAAGCTCGCTGGTATTTGACGCGGTTGATTAACACCTTGGCGACGGAGGCGTACCGGGAATGACGAGCGCTAAAGCTTTAGCCACCGCCATGCTTATGGCGTATGACAAAGCTCCTACTGTCGAAAGTGGATTGGCCAATACTGTCCGGCTTTTGGCCGACAGTCTGTGGCCAAGCGAGCCTGAGCCACGCTGGTGGCAGCCAGTTCGTCAGCACCACAATCGTGCTCTGATTCGCACTTGCCTTTTGGCTATTGCATCTGAGCTGGAGGATGGCGAACTCGTTTAGGCACTGGTGGCGGATTGTCGCCAAGGCTTTGGGGGAAAAGGCGCACCAGCACGACCGGATTGCTGATCAGGTTGCACTGGTGCGTTTTTGTATCTTGGCGGCCTACATGATCACAAACATTTTTATTTGCGCAGGAGTTATCAGGCACTGGAATGGCTGACTATTGCACTCACACTTTCAGAAAAATTGTCACAACGTACAACTGGGCTAATGGTTCCAGCATCAGGACCTACAGGTTGAAGTGCAAGTGCTGCGGGTTTACTTGGAGCGTGCACTACGACACTAAGCTAAAGAAAGAGGTTGAGGTGTCCCGTATGTCGGACAATCGGCCTCTCAACAACAAGCGGCTAACACCGGCTGAGGTCAGAACGATCTTGCTGGATCCCAGGAGTGGGGCGGAGCTGGCCAAGGTGTTTGGTGTTAGTCACCAAGCGGTCAACCAAGTCCGTACTGGTAAGGCGTACCGCACGCTGTGGCCGGAACTGCCTCGGAAATTTCCTGAGGACCACTACAAAACGCCAGCCGAAAAAGCGGAAAGTACGCGGACGAACTGCCGCAGTTGTATGCACTGGTGGCAGGGGAACTGCGGGCTGGATGTTCCAGAGGCTGGTGGGACATTTGCTGAGGAGTGCTCTTTCTACCAAGTTGATGACTAATGGCGATCACCATTAACTGCAGGCCGTGCCAAAAGTGCGGAAAACAAACAACTAACCCTGTGTTGTGTATGAAGTGTTATCGCTCCAGTGAGGCTGGGTTACTGGAGATTCGCATGGAGCGGATTCGGCAGAGTTACAAGCCCCAGGAGGATGGAGGGCCGTGCCGGTGTTGCGTGCACTGGGATAGGCGCTGTCTGCTGGGACTTCCCGAGGGTGGGACACTCGCGGCGGCGGAGCTGTGCTCGGCACGGGAGCTTGAAAGCCTGCTAGAGTAGTAGGGTACAAGTTGCCCTACCAGGCTTGGACTTTCTTCAAGGGATCGAGCACCTCCACACGCTCGACGATGAGAAGCTCATCGCTTTTGACTCTGAGACCACGCAGCTCCAGCCGAAAATCGGCGGGATGCGGCTATTGCAGTTGGGCGCTCCAGGCAAACCGCCTGTGGTGCTCGACTGCTTTGCCATGGACGACAACGACTGGATCGAGGTCGAAGAGTTTTTCAACGTGGAGCGCACATGGGTGGCGCACAACGCGGTATTCGATCTCGGCTGGTTGCAGGAGCAGGAGATTTATCCGGCGGGGCGGGTGCTGTGTACCATGCTTGCCAGTAGGATTATCTATAACGGCAGACCGAACTTTAAGCATGGTTTACAGCACTTAGCAGAGCGATGGTTAAAGATAGCTATCTCAAAAGAAGAGCAGAAAAGTAATTGGTCGGGCGACTTAACACGAAGTCAATTAGAGTACGCAGCTAAAGATGTTGTGATATTACTAGGTGTGTATAAGGAAGCTCTTTTTCGTTTAAGTAATGCAAAGCCTACGCTTTTCCCTGCTTGGGCCTTAGAGTGCAACGCGCTTCCGGCGATGGCACAGTTGTGGCGAACAGGTCTTCCTTTTAACAAGGAATCGCTGGAGAAACTAATCGAAGATTTAGATATTGAGCACCACGAAGTTGGCGAGAAGTTTATCGAGGATTTTGATGCTGCTTTGCCCGAAGGACACAAACTTTGCCGTGGAGTTGATGGTAGTTTGCTGTACCAGACAAAACCCGGTGCTAAGGGTAAAAAGGTCGATCCGAATGTTTTTAATCTCAATAGCCCGGCGCAGTTGCTGAAGAAGTTTACGGCGTTGCTGGGTGAGCCGCCGATGGATGCGAAGAACGGCAAGCCAAGTGCCAGCAAGCTGGCGCTCCAGGAATATGTAGGCGACCACAAGGTTGTGGCGGACTATTTGAGATGGAAACGGGTGGAAAAACGTCGGCAGATGGCTGAAACTTTGTTGAAGAACTTGTCGAAGGATGGTTTTATTCGTGCCAGCTATATGCAGCTGGGGGCTGATACCGGAAGG